TAGCACACCACAACAAAAGAAAAAAATAAAAACTATGCCTACAAATGTTGGTCCAGGTCCAGTAAACCCAAACGCTAGAGCTTCAGGACAAACAGATAGAATGTCAGGAATGACTCCTATAGGTCCAGGTCCAGTAAGCCCAGGATCTAGACCTTCAGGTGCTCCGTCTCCTAGCCGTAGTGGCTCAGGTGGATCATCTAGTTCGGACATAATAGCAGAGGAAAACCGTAGAAGAGAGGCTGCTAAGAGAAAAGCTGCTGTTGAGAAAGCTAAAGCTGAAGCTGAAGCAAAAGCTGAAGCAAAAAGAAGGGAAGAGGAGCAAAGACAAAAGGCTAAGGCAAAAGCTGAAGCCATGGCAAAAGCTGCTAGGATAAGAGAACAAGAACGGTTGAAACAGGAAGCAAAAGAAAAAGCTAAAGCTGTTTCAGAAGGGGCTAAAGTTGGGAGAGCTAGAGAACTTGATGATCTTGCTAATGAACAAATTGATGAACAGGAACGTAAAAAAAGAGCAAAAGAGTTTATTGATTCTTTAGAAAGAGATAAAGAGATAGCTAAAGCTACTGATGAATTAAGAAAAGAAAGATTACAAATTGATGAACAGGAACGTAAAAAAAGAGCAAAAGAGTTTATTGATTCTTTAGAAAGACAAAAAGAACTGGATAAGATTCCTGATGAATTAAGAAAAGAAAGAGGAAAAGAGTTTACTGATTCTTTAGAAAGAGATGAAGAGATAGCTAAAGCTACTGATGAATTAAGAAAAGAAAGATTACAAGAAAAAGAAGCCGAAGAAACTCTTAGAGCAAAAGAACGAGAGGACGAAGAAACTGTAGAAGGTATAAAAAGAGGGGAAGAACGAAGAAAACGGCAAAGTCTACTAGCTGAAAAAGCAGAAAAAGATATGAGACTAAAACAAGCTCAGCTAGATTACGAAAAAGGTATTATTAATGCTGAGCAGTACATAGATTTTTTAAAGACAGAAGACCCAAGATATGATGAGTTTGGCAAAATCCCAAAAGGAAATACTCTTACTAGAAGAAAGTTTTTTGATGCTTTAAAATTTATAGAC